CTAAGTCGATACGCATCTTCTCCCCTTCACTAAAGGAGGAATAAGAAAAATTGTCATGGATAGGAGATTGTACAGTCTCGTTAAACTCCTCATCCAATGTAAAGTTAATATAAAAGTCCATCATCTGAAGATACCTATTTACCTGCTGATTGATCAGTGGCAAATACTTCTTTATGATTTTGGACTTGACTCCACCATCCCTAAGTAATCCATAATTAAAATTATGGTATTGGATAGTTTCTTTTTCTGAGGCCAATGCCTCATATGTTTCTGCTAACTTATTCTGAAAGGATTCTAACTTCTCATGCTCAGTATTTCTGTTTGCAAGTTTATCGGTAATAGTTTGAATTTCCGATTCCAAATCTCTGATTTGTCGTTGACACCCAGAGATACGAGTATTGTTTTTAGAAATGCCATGCGTTAGGTTAGTAATCTCCTTAGATAAAGTTATGAATTGATGCTCTCGCTCTTCTTCATTTTTAATTGCCTCTTCTAGTTCTTTATAACCAGATTGCAACTCCTTAGCTTTAGTTTGAGCATCGTTAATTTTATTTATTCTAAAGTCTTCGTCTATAGTTTGTGTGCATGTAGGACAAACCGTATTCTTTGTAAAGAACTTATGTTCTTTGGTAATCGTTGTTACTCTACTAGATATCTTTCCTTTAAGGTTTCCCAACTCACGTAACTTTTCTGTAGCACCTGTTACTGCCTCTTGCTCTTTGGTAAGATCAAATACATTATTTTCTAATTGTTCATTCGCTGACACATAATCATCCGACTCTTTAAAGAGAGTATTAATTTTATTTTTATTATCTTCAATTCTTCCTTTACTTTGTGATTCTAATTCTTTGATCCAATTAGTTTGCATCTCAACTTTATCATTTAATGATTCTTTTTTAAGGTCTAATGTTCTGATCTCATCTCTCACTAATTTAATTTTATCTTTAATTAAATTATTCATTGAAGAAAAGATTTTAATATCCAATAGATCCTCAATAACCTCTCTTCTATTCGTAGCCGAAAGTTGCATGAATGGAACGAAATTAGTAGATCCTAAAATAACAATCTGAGTGAAAGACTTATAATTCATTTTAAGAACATTTTGCTCTAACCACTTCTGCTGATCATTAGCATTCGCAAATTGATCTAAACAATTATCATCTTTCCAAATTTCAAAAGTATTAGGTTTTATAGATCTAATTACCTTCCATTCAATATCACCAATAGAAAACTCTACTTCTACTCTGGCATCTTTTTCATTAGCCGCATTAATTAATTGTGCTTTATTAATTTTTCTAAAAGGTTTACCAAATAAACTAAAGGTAAGAGCATCCAGCACTGTACTCTTTCCAGCTCCATTTGTTCCAACAATTAAAGTTGTTGAATAATTATTTAATTCTATTTCACTATAATGATTGCCAGTACTTAAAAAGTTTTTCCAGCGTATTTTTTCAAACGTAATCATGTTTTTGAGGAGGAACTATAATATCATTTTTTGTTATGACTGCATATTCATAACCGTTGAGTGTGCATGATTTAATCATTAAATCTTCTTCGACTTCTACG